GGATTGAGGTGACCGCCATGCTCTCGACCTACATCCGCGTCCCCCACGGACAAGACCCCAAGACCACCGCCCTGACCGAGATCCTGTGGAGCGCACAGAAGAAGCACGTCTTCCTCGCCCGCCCCATCGACCTCACGATCACGCCGATCTCGCGCGGCGTCTCGCAGCTCAGTGAACTCATGGCCCTCGCGCCCGACGAGGGACACGACGCCTACCGCGTCGACAGCGAGACCACGCCGTGCCCGCATACCTGATCGTCCACCCGCGCGAGCAGCGCAAGGACGGCAGCAAAGACGACGTCCTCATCGAAGGCGACGACCTGACCCTCACCGTCGTCGACGGATGGGCAGTCTTCTCCGACCACGCCGGCATCTGCCTCGCCATCCCCGCCGGGCTAGGAGCCCAGATCCAGCGGGTAGACGAACCCCAGGACACCGAACCGGAGCCCGCGCCGCAGAAGGAGTGATCAGCTGTGGCCAGCCGAGGACGAAGCCGACGCGGCAACGCCGAAACCCTCCGGAGGTACTGGAGCAGCGGACCCGGAGCATCCAAGATCCGCTGGGGCTCACCCGGAGACTGGACCCGCTGTAACCGGCAGCTCAGCAAGTACATGGGCGCCAGGGCGCGCGGCTACTGCAACCTGCTGCACCGCCGCAACACAGGCGTGTACGCCGGCAGCAAGGCCAACGCCGGGCGACGCAGGTGACCCACCTGCTGCACGTCGCCCCGATCAGTGACCAGGTCGACCACGACACAAGCACTACCGAAGCCGACTGCGTGTGCGGACCAGAGGCCAGACCGATCGCCCATCACGACGGGTCGGTCGGCTGGCTGCTGGTACACCACTCCCTAGACGGCAGGGAGCACACCAAGGGGTAGACCCAGGCCGCGCCGGCGGGGCACCGGAGGGAGCAGGCATGGCAGCGGCAGGCACGCTCCAGGTCCGCTGTCCCGCATACGGCACTACCGATCAGCACCGAGATCACATTGCAAGGCGTTGAGGACGATGCGTGATCACGAGCGTCGTGCCGGACCTCGTCGGCGTGATCAAGCATTCCGAGCCCGCGAGTCGGCTGCCAGCATGAGCGAACCATGATCCAAAGGGAAACGGGCATAGGGGTCATACTCCCCACCCCGTGATCCTTCCGGATCGGGACCGTTTTCACGCTGTCGTTCTGTACGGGTCTGGGGATCTGGGAGGTGGCCGGAATGGCAGGCAACGGGCCAGCCCCGAAGGACCCCTCTCGGCGGGCGCGGCGGAACAAGGACGCGCAGCCTCAGACGATCCTGCGGTTCGAGAGGGCTGAGGCCCCTGAGCTACCGGACTTCCGGATCGAGCAGGACGGTGACCTGGTCGAGTTTGTGTGGCCGGAGCGCACCCGTGAGTGGTGGCAGATGTGGGTTGAATCTCCGCAGGCCGAGCATTTCGGGTCGACGGACTGGGACTTCCTGCTCGACACGGCCCTGATCCACGCCCGGTTCTGGCGGGGCGACTTGTCGGTGGCCGCTGAGCTTCGCCTTCGGGTGGCCAAGCACGGGGCCACGATGGAAGATCGCGCCCGCTTGAGGATGGCGTTCGCCGAGGCGGACGGAGCAGACGGTGGGCAGGGGTCTTCGGGGGCCGATGCGGCGAAGGAGCGGTACGCGAAGCTGCGGGTGCTCAAACCCGGCCAGGAAGGCGAAGCTGGCAGGGGGTGAGCCGATGCCGTGGCGCGGGCCGGCATATCCCGGCGAGATCCCGACCCTGGGCTACCAAGTGCTCGGCTGGATCGCCGACAACCTGATCGTCCCTGATGGGCCTGCTGCTGGCGAGCCTCTCGTGTTCACGGACGAGCAGGCGATGTTCGTGCTTCAGTTGTACGCCATCGATCCGGCCTTCGAAGGGCCGGCCATCGGGGGGCGCGCTTTGCGTAACGGCCGTCGAATTCGGCGCGCTGTACTTTCTCGGCCGAAGGGATGGGGGAAGTCGCCCCTCGTCGCGGCGCTCTGTCTGGCGGAGGCGCTGGCGGACGTCGTGCCGGATGGCTGGGATGCCGAGGGGGAGCCCGTTGGGCGCCCATGGACATCTCTTGGCTTCAAGGCGAAGGTCCAGATCGTCGCCGTCTCGGAGGATCAGACGGCGAACACGTGGGACCCGCTGCTTGAGATGGCGAGGGGCGGCCCGGTACTGGACGCCCACGACATCGAGCCGATGGAGACCTTCGTCAACGTCCCCCGTGGGCGCGTCGAATTCGTGACCAGCTCAGGCACCAGCCGTGAAGGTTTCCGGCCGGTGTTCTCGGCGATGGATCAGACGGAGTCGTGGACTCCCACTAATGGGGGCCGGAAGCTCGCGGCGACGATCCGACGCAACCTCGGCAAGGTGAACGGCTGCTCAGTGGAGACGCCGAACGCCTTCATCCCTGGCGAGGGATCGGTGGCGGAGCGGTCGTTCGAGGCGTGGACGAAGCAGCAGGAAGGCAAGCTGAAGCTCGATGAGGGCCTGCTGTTCGACCATCGTGAGGCGCCGGCTGGAACGGACCCGACGAGCGAGCGTTCCCTGATGGACGGTCTGGCAGTGGCCTACGGCGATTCGGCGGACCGGAACGGCGGTTGGGTGAACCTGCGCCGGCTGCTGGCCGAGTACTGGGACCCGGACACCGATCCGCAGGACGCTCGCCGGTACTACCTGAACCAGGTCACGCACGCCACGGACGGTTGGATCAGTCAGCCGGAATGGGCCGGGGTGGCCGCGGTCGACAAGGTGGTCGCGGACCAGGATGAGATTGTGCTCGGCTTTGACGGTTCTCGCCGGCGTAACCACGGCGTCACGGATGCGACCGCCCTGGTCGGGTGCAGGGTCTCGGACGGTCACCTGTTTCTGGTCGGCTGCTGGGAGCAGCCGGACGGCCCCTTCGGCGCGGACTGGCAGGTGCCGACGGTTGAGGTGCTTGCTGCGGTCGAGGACGCGTTCCGTAACTACCGAGTGGTGGGCATGTACGCCGACCCGGCGAAATGGGAGTCGCATATCGCCGCCTGGGAGGCGAAGTTCGGGCGACGGTTGAAGGTGAAGTCGTCGACTCAGCATCCGATCGAATGGTGGATGACCGGCGGTCGGTCCGTTCAGATTGTGCGCGCGCTGGAAAAGTTTCGATCAAGCGTCGTGGACGGCGAGCTGTCCCACGACGGGTCGAGCGTGCTGACCCGGCACATCCTGAATGCCCGGCGTCGGGAGTCACGCAGCGGGATTCAGATCATGAAGGAGCAGTGTCGCGTGGACGCGATGGCTAAGGGGCTCGGCAAGAAGAAGGCCGGCAAGTCGGGACGGGTGGTGGTGCTGCGGTGACCGTCTCGATCCCTGAGCTGCCTCTGCTGACGTTGTCGGATGATGAACTCGCGTTGATCAATCTGCTGCGGGCTGACATGTTGCGGGACCGGTACGACCTGTTGTTGCGGGATGCGTACTTCAACGGTGAGCAGTTGGTGCGCGATCTGGGCATCAGTATTCCGCCGCAGCTCAAGGGCCTGCATACGGTGATCGGCTGGCCGCGAGTCGGTGTCGAGTGGCGGGAGGGGCGCCGCGACCTGGGGGCGTTTAGCTGGGCGGACGGTTCGGATTCCAGTGAGCTGACGGAGATCGCTGAGGCGAACGACCTGTTCGACGAGTCGTCGCTGGCCCACCTGGACGCGTTCGTGTACGGCCGCGAGTATCTGGCGGTCGGCTCGGGTGGCTGCGGTACGGAGGACTGTCCGCCGCTGATCACGGCTGAGTCACCGCTGGACATGACGCTGATGTGGGATGCCCGGCTGCGTATGGGCACTGCGGCGCTCCGCGAGTGCGCGGCTGACTCCTTCATCGACGCGGACCCGGATCAGCGGATGCTCGTGCTGTATTTGCCGGATCAGACGGTGATGGCGGTGCCGTCGGCTTCGGGTGGCTGGGAGGTCGTGGACCGGGACATGCACGGCCTGGGTGTGGTGCCGGTGGTGCGGCTGGCGAACCGGCAGCGCACCGCTGACCGGGTCGGCAGGAGCGAGATCACTCCCGAGGTCATGTCGATCACGGATGCTGCGTGTCGGCGGCTGATGGGTATCGAGGTTGCCGCTGAGTTCTTCGGGGCGCCCGCCCGGTACATCCTTGGCGCGAGCGAGTCCGCGTTCCAGGATGCCGAGGGCAACACCAAGTCGGCGTGGGAGACGTATATCGGCCGGGTGCTCGCCTTGGAGCGGGACGAGGACGGCAACGTGCCGGATGTTGGCACGTTCCCTGCCCATGATCCGTCCGGCCAGACCAAGATCATCGACCTGTATGCGCGGATCATGGCGTCGCAGATGTCGGTGGCCCCGCATGTCCTCGGCTACAGCAGCGACAACCCCGCCAGTGCGGACGCGATCCGGTTCGCCGACAACCGGCAGGTCAAGAA